GTATGAGTTCAACAAGCTCAACGTCTCGGTCAAGAGCGTCATCAATCAGATGCGCGAGAATCGGCCGATGGGCAAAGTGCGCGCCGCTGAAGATGGCGACGTCAAAACAGCGAGCATCCTCGAGGGAGGCATTCGCAACGTTGTTGCAAATGCTGACTTCGACACCGTTACTGATTACGCCGCCGAATATCAGGTCGGCGCGGGCATGGGCGCCTGGCGAGTCACACTCGAATACGCCGATGATTCGTTCAGTCAGGTCATCGACATCGATCCTTTGCTAAACCCACTCTGTCTGTACTGCGATCCATCGGCAAAGGATCTGCTCAAGCGTGATGCTGAAGACTGGTGGTACACCGACAAGATCAGCCAATCGTCATTCAAGGCGCGATGGCCCAAAGCGGATCCGGTCAACCTGGATGACACAGAGTTCGATGACGATGACGACTGGGAGAGCGACGACCAAGTCCGCATCGGGGAGTATTGGTACAAAGAACCGTACGACAAGACCCTGCTGCTGCTGTCTGACGGTTCGGTCATCGATGAATTGGACGATGATGGAAATTCTGTAACGCCACCTCAAGGCGTTACGATCGTCAAACGCCGATTGCAGCGATGTCACAAGATCATGATGTGCATTGCCTCTGGCAAGGCAATTGTCGAAGGCCCGGTCGAATGGGCTGGCTCCCAACATCCATGGGTCATGGTGTACGGTGAGTACGTTGTCATCGAAGGCAAGGTCTACTGGAACGGCATCACTCGTGCCGGCAAGGATCCACAGCGCGCCTATAACTATTCGCGCACCAGTGCGATCGAAGCGGTTGCACTCGCACCGCAAGACAAGCCGTGGATGACGCCCAAGCAAATTGCGGGGCTCGAAAATCACCTGGCCGAGGCGCACAAGAAGAACTACCCATTCAATCTGTACAACCCTGATCCGCTAGCCAACAACGGTGCGCCTCCAGTCCGACAGGGTGGACCAAACATCCCCGCGGCGCTCGTGCAAGAGATGCAGATCGCGAGCGATGACATCAAGGCGGTGACCGGCATCTACGATGCAAGCCTCGGCGCGAAGGGCAATGAGACCTCGGGCAAGGCGATCAACGCTCGCAAGGCACAGGGTGAGATCGCTAACTTCAATTATCAGGACAACATGGGCAAGGGCGTCAAGCGCACCTGGGAGATCCTGGTTGACCTGTTCCCGAAGGTATACGACACCGAGACAACCATCCGAATTCTCGGTGTCGACGGCAAAGAGAGCTACGAGACCGTCAACAAGCGCGACCCGATGACGGGCAAGGTCATCAACGACCTGAGCCGCGGTCGCTTCGACACTGCGATCACAGTCGGGCCGTCATATGCCACGCGGCGTATGGAAGCCGCAGAGGCATACACGCAGATGGCCGGTGTGGATGAAGGGCTGATGGTGTCAGCCGGCGATCTCGTCTACAAGGCGCTCGACCTGCCTTACGCGCAGGAGATTGCAGAGCGTCGACAGAAGCTGTTGCCACCGCCGATTCAGCAGATGCTGACCGAAGGCAAGGAACTGCCGCCGGAAGTTCAGGCGGCGATGGCCCAAGTGCAGCAGGCTCAGCAGATGGTGCAGGAGCATGGTCAGCTCGTTGAGGCTGCACAGAAAGAACTCCAACAAGAGATGGCCAAGGCGGCTGGCGACAAGGCAGCAGCGCAGCTCGCGCAGGCCAATCTCAAGGGCGCTGAGCTTCAGCTAAAGACAGCCCAAGACACGCTGGCCAACGACAGAGCACTGCTCGCCAAGGAAGTCGAGAACGCGCTACTCAAGATCCAGCTGGCCCAGCAGAAGGCGACGCACGCCGTCACCGAGAGCATTCACCACCACGAGCAGACCGAGCGCGACATCTCGGATGCAGTGACGCAGGGCTCGCATCAGCTCGAGACGAAGAAGCGCGACGTGCAAGACACCGTCAAAGACGGTCAGCACGCGCTGAAAGATCAGCAGACCCAAATGACGGTGCAGCAGATGAAAGCTTCGCACCAGCAGGACTTGAGGCAGGCGAAGGCGAACAAGCCGAAGCCAAAACCTAAGCCCTGATCGATTCCCGACTCCGGGCGGTTCCCGGTGCTTCCCTGAGATCCACATGACCGATACGACCCAACAGGCCGTCGTAGAGACGCCTGCGCATGATGCAAACACAGCCGAACAGGTTGTGCCTCCGGAATCATCCACCGGCGCTGTCGATACCAGCGATAAGTCTGAAAAGCAGCCCAAGGGCGATGCGATTCAGAAGCGAATCGACAAACTGACATGGCAATTACGGCAAACCGAGCGCGAGCGTGATTTCGAACGTGAGCAGCGGCTGGCAACTCTTCAGCGCAATGCTGAACCCCAGCCGAAGCAGTCCGAAGCCAGGCAACCGCTCAAAAAGCTCGCAGATTTTGAGTACGACGAGGAACGGTACGCAGAGTACGTGGCCGAAGTCGCCGCCGATAGGGCGGCACAGAAGCTCGAACAGACGCGCACCACGAAGGAGTCAGAGAGAACCCGCAAGGAGCAGATCGCCAAATTCAAAGAACTCGAGTCGAAGTTCAAAACCGAGATCGAGGACTACGAGGACGTTGCGTACTACGCGCGCATTGACGAACACGTAGCGAATTTGGTGATGGCCATGGATGAAGGCCCGCGTGTCGCTTACTACCTGGGGAAAAACCCGGATGTAGCGGCTCGAATCAACTCTCTGCCCGACAACCTCGCCGCCGTAGAACTAGGGCGTATCGACGCCAAGCTTGCGATCGAGCGTGAGCAAGCAAAAGCCAAGCCTGTCAGCAAGGCCCCGCCACCGCCTCCAAAGATCGATGCAACTGAGCCCGCGGTTGAGAAAGACCCGAGCCAGATGACCGATGCGGAGTTCGCGAAATGGCGGAAACGACAGATAGCGCAACGGCGCTGATTTAAGGATTTCCACACATGAGTAACACTCTCAGTGTCATCGATATGGTGGCACGCGAATCTCTGCGCATTGCGCATGAGAAACTGTCTTTCCTCGGAACCATCGACCGCAGCTACGACGATTCATACGCCCGAACTGGCGCGAAGATCGGCGACACGCTGCGCGTTCGTAACCCCAATCAGTACACACGTCGGCAAGGCTCTCGCATCATGGTGGCGCAGGACACCAAAGAGACCACGCAGACGGTGACGGTTGCCACGCAGGACGGCGTCGACTTGAAGTTCAACTCCGCAGAGTTGTCACTTTCGATCGACGAACTGTCACGTCGGTATATCGAGCCCGCGGTGAAGGTGCTCGTGGCCGGCATCGAGGGTGACGTTTTGACCGATGTGGTAAAGCACGTCTACCAGCTGACCGGTACGGCGGGAACGGTGGTTGGCACCTCGGGTGATATCTCTGCCATCACTGGCGCTCGTGCGAAGTTGAATCAACAGCTGGCGCCCGCAGCGGATCGATGTTTGCAGCTCGATTCCGTGACGATGGGCACGATCGTGAACGGCAACAAGGCACTGTTTCACGACAGTGCACAGCTCAAGGAAGCCTTCCGCGAAGGCTTCTACAGCCGTAACGCCATGGCCGATTGGTATGAGCAGGAGAAGACTCCGACGCATACCAACGGATCGGATGCGGACGTTGCCTGGGCTGTGGATGACGTGACGCGCCTTGCAGCTCACGACTCGGATCCGACCACTCCCATCACGGTGCTGAACTTCGATGCGATGGGTACGGCCGGTCCTTCGGTCGGCACCGTCTTCACCATTGCAGGTCTGTACGACTGCCATCCGGAGACGAAGCAGAAGTATTCACACCTCAAGCAGCTCGTTGTGACGGCTGTGGGCACGGTGTCGAGCAACCAAGCTGACATCACCTTCGAGCCGCCGATCTACATCGCGGGTGCGCGGCAGAACGCCTGGACCGCAACGGGTGCCGCTGCGGAGCTTGAGGATGATGCCACGGTGATGTTCGGGTCGGCTTCGGGCGCCTATCGACAGAACCTGATGTACCACAAAGAGGCGTTTACGTTCGTTACGGCAGATCTGCCGTTGATGGATGACGCGATCAAGTGCGTGCGCCGGGTGCAGGATGGACTGAGCCTGCGTGTGTGGCAGGGCTCGGACATTCGCAACGACGAGATGCTGTTGCGTCTGGACATCCTGTATGGCTGGAAGACCCTGCGGCCGGAGTGGGCATGCAGGATCAGCAACTAAGGGCATTTAGCTAGGAGACATGACATGACGATTCCTGTTACCCGAGAAGCCCTTGGTTACAGCGGCGGCGATGGCTGCGTGATCAAAGGGAACGCACGCGAAGTTATCACGGGCTGGACGACCGGACGCATCCTGAAGAAGTCAGAGTCTGGTGCTCTGGTCATCTTCAGCACGGCAGCCGGTCAGGCAATTACGTTGCCACCGATCGCGGCGCGTGATGTCGGTATGTTCTTCGACTTCGTGGTCACCGTGACTGGCACGGGCACGTACTCGGTGACGACTGACTCGGCAAGTACTTTCATCATCGGCGCGGTGGACTCATCGTCCACGGCCGTGGCGGAAGGCGGCGACAGCTTTGTTGCCGACGGCACGACCACGACCAACTACACGGCGGATTCGGACCTGACGGGCCGATTGGTTGGCACGAACTTCAGGCTGACTGCGATCTCCACGACCTTGTGGGCGATCCAGGGCTGCCTGTTCGGTGTTGGAACGCTGGCCACTCCGTTCTAACGGGCCTTGGGCCTGGGCGTAAGCCTGGGCCCTTTCCGCTTTGGAGACACTATGACGAGAGAAGCAGCGTTAACGCACACAGAGAGCGACTATGCGATCGTGGTTGTTGATGACAACTCGACGACCGTCTTCACCGGTCCATGCATACTCTATGGCGTGTATGTCAACACGGTTCTATCGGCACATGCATGTCCGATTCAGGACGGGACCACGGCGGTCATCACTCTTCCAGCATCTCTAGCCGCTGGCACCAACCTGACATTTCCCGGCGGCATCCGATTCAACACATCGCTCGTTGTTGATCCAAACGACGCGGCCACCGGCAATATCACGCTTACTTACCGACGGGTTAATCCGTCGTGAGCACCAATCGCGCGGTCGTGACAGACGCGTTGCGAGAAATCAACGTTCTCGACGCCGATGAGACGGCTAGCAACGAGGATGCAACTCTCGCGCTGCGCGAACTGAATCGCATGACAGCGCTCATGGCCGGCGATGGAATCGACCTCGGCTTTCCGCCGCAGGACAGCTTGGCTGACGACTTTCCGCTGGATGCGACAGCAGAAGCGCAAATCATCCCGCTGCTGAGCCAGCGCCTGCTGAAGCACTTCCCGGCCGCGAAGCCCAGCCCGTCGCTGCTTGCGGATGCATCAACGGCAATGCTGCAGCTTCAGCGCGCGGCGGCGCTCGCGAACATGGAAGAGGCGGACATGAGCAACCTTCCACGCGGGACAGGAAACTGTTACCGCGGCGACATCATCAACGGCGACTGATGGACCGCGTTGAGTTTTGTGCCTTGAGGCATGCGCGGCAACGACGAAGCTTTCTGCCGTCCGGGCGCGTGTAGATGTAGTAAGAGCCATCGGCATATGGGTGACCGTGGAGACAAGTGTCGGCGCTGTGCCTTGGGTGCCGGCGCTTTTTTACCTTGTCCTCGGCATTTGACTTGTGCGTGCCAATGAACAGATGCGATGGATTCACGCACAGCGGTGTGTCGCACCTGTGGCATACACAGTCTGAATCGAGCAGATCGCCAATATGAGCGATATAGCTGAGTCGATGCGCTAGATATTCCTTCTCCTGAAAGCGAATACGGCCGTATCCCTGATTGTTTTTCGACGCTGTCCAGATCCAGCAAGCAGTAGCTGGGTCCCGGACACAAAGCATAGCGATACGGGTTTTAGC